ATATATCATTGAGGTGATGTATCCTGAGCTTGAGTCACTTATTGCCGATCCGCGCTTCAGTGGATCAGTGACGCAGCTTAAAGGCTTGAAGAACGACAGGCGCACCGGAACTGCAAAGCCCTTTGATGGTGATGAAGATGACAAAGACGATGGCGAGATGCGTGAGGTGTTGGCAGAAGCCCACAGACTTGCAGGCACCGTCAAACTTTACGAGGTCCACGACAGGATAAACCAACGTAGAATATGCTTTGTTGAAGGCATTGAGCAACCCATTGAAGATATTGAGCACCCATTCTTGGCAGAGGTGGTAGAGAATAGGCCGGACCCAAGCACAGGGCGGCCCTTGTTGGCGTTGGCTGATCGGCTTACGGGTGCTGAAGGTGTTACGGCTCGCAAGAAGTTTTTGGTTGAGGGTGGCTTCCCGTTTTTCTCGATATGCTTCGACACGTCAGACGATTTCTACCCTGAGCCGATGATGGCGTATGAGAACCCGATACAAAACGCGATCATCAAGAGTGTCAGTCGTAGAATGGACGTGCTGGACAGGTTCAAGCGTATGGCAATTACCACACGCGCAGAGCTTGACAACAACCCAGACTTGGCGAACAAGCTGAAGAACCCCGAAGATGGCGAGTTGTTGGTGTTGGATCAGATAGATTCATTGCGTGAATTAGGGTGGGGCAGTATTCCGAGCGATCAGATACGCATTGAGCAAGATATGTTGCGCTATGAATCGGAGATTGTGCGCACGACTTCAAACAGCAACCCTGGCACAGCGACAGAGGCCGCACTAAGCGCAAGTGAGACACAGCTAAACCGTGAGTTTAACCAACAGCCTATTGAGGATGCCTATATCTGGGTTATTCGTAATATGTTCACGATCCTGAGTGATGACCGCTATGCACCAACGGCCCACAATATGCGCCTTACAAGCGTGCAAGGTGCTCAGATGATAGACGCAACGCTCAAATCGTGGATGCTGCGCGGTGTTTACAATATCAATATCGCGGCAGGTTCAATGAACGTGCTTTATGAATCGATGCAGAAGGACAAGGCGTTGAGTATGGTGAACTTCTTGCGACAGTCACCCAATGTAGATCAGATAGAGCTTGATAAGATGGTGATCCGCGCACACGGTGAAGTGGACCCCGATAAACTGTTGAAGCCCGAAAGCAATGTAGACGCTGCAAAGGCTGCAGAGCTTGAGATACAGATGTTCTTCTCAGCACAGCACGACCCAGGTGTTACGCAAGGTGAGGATCACGATACACACATACAGTTGCAGAACCCAAACGCTATTCAGCGTCACCCACAGTTTGCACAATTACCACCTATGCTTAAACAACAGGTTTTGCAGGTTGCGAATCAGCACACACAAGCGCATCAGCAAGCACTGCAACAAGAGGCAGGCCGTAGTGGTGGGCCTGTAAGCGCAGAGAGTGGCCCCGATGACCTTATTGGTCAGGTGCAGAGCAACGCACAGCAAACCGCTAATACAGTAGAGCAGACGGTAAAGGGATAATATGCCAATACACGACTTTAAATGCACCCAGTGCCAACACGTAGAACGTGACTTGATCTTCCGCAGTGCAGAGGTGCCAAGAGTGCGCAAGTGCGGAGGATGTGGCAAGCGTGCAAGTGAGCAGGTATTTGATCAGTTTGGCAAGGCACAGATACACAGTGACCACTCAGGAATGTATGGGAAGTGGCACCCACAAGCCGGGGAGGTGATCCAATCATACAGCCACAAGAAGGAACTGATGAAGCGGTATGGGTGGGAAGAGTCCAGTGATCCAGTGGGTGGTAATCGCAAATGGAGCGAAGAAGAGAAGCACGCAGATTGGAAAGCCGATAAAGAGCAATCTATAGAGCCAAGCATATCGTGGGGAGATTTCGATACCGCGAAGAAGGCTATGGCGCAAGGTAAGACGGACATTATGCTGTAATAAAAAAGCCGTGCAGGGTCTGCAAACCCCACACGGCGGTAACAACGTGCAATAACGAGCGCACGCACACAATGTAACACGACAGGAGAATCAATGCCAGAGGAAAGTGTAGCAGATGCCCCTGACATCGGTTTAGGTAACCCATCAGAGAGCCCAAGCACAGAAGATACGGTTGCAGAAGGCGGTTTGTTCGCCCCTGAACCGGAGCTTGCCCCCTCAGACGATGCCACCAACAACCAAGATGCCAGCACCGCGAATGTAGACTTTGACTGGAACAAGGTGGACCTCAGACGAGCCAACCGCGAAGATGTGCCAGAGGCTTACCGTTCACAATTCGACGTTATGCAGGCCCACGTCAAGAATATCCAGGCAGAAGGTTCACGCCGGATGCAGGACATTCAGCAACGTGAGCAACAACTGCAACAGCGTCAGCGAGAGATTGACGAGGTAAAAAACCAAATCGCAGCATTGCAAGCAGCCCAACAACAACCGATGAGCGCAGCACAACAGCGCAAGGTTGCCGAGTTGCTCAATGACCCCAATACAGACCCTGAGACACGTCAGGCTTTGTCGTTGGTGGATTCTCTGCTTAAAGAACGGTTTGACGAGTTGGTGGGTGATCGATTCAAGCAAATGGAGGAGTTGAACAAGACACTTCCGCAGATGCAAGAATTTGTGAGCCAACTGACGCAGGCACAGACCAAGAAACACTTTGACGGTTTGGCGCAACAAGTGGAAGAGGCAAAGGCTGAATATGGCGATGCGGTAAATGATTTTGCCGACGATATACGACGTGCGCTGGGTATGGATGACAAATGGAATCCAGTGCAAGCACCGCTTATCAACAGAGCCACAGGAAAGCCCCATACGATACGTACCGCCTACGAGTTGTATGCAGGGATTACCGCGCAGAAATCGCAAGCCGCACGCGCAGAAGATCAACGCATACGTACCACGGCAAAGCAGTCAGTATCGGCAACCTCTGCCACGACAGCACGCCCAAGCAATGGGAGTCTGTCAGAGTCTGAGCTTGATGCCGAGTTGAGTAAACTCGGATTTGGCGGGTAACAATCAACCAGACAATTTAGAGGATTAATACGATGGCTTCTACTTCAGAAACAGTTGTATATGACGACCTTTTTTCGTTGGTAGCACGCACACGCAAATCACGCATCAGTGACAACATCGGCAACAGCCAGCCCACTCTTGACATCTTCTTAAATGAAGGTGCCGTGGAAGTTGAGGACGGTGGGGAATCGATTGAAGAACGCTTGATGTACGCATATCAAGACGTTGAGTGGATGAGTGACCGCCAACAAGTCAGCACCGACGATAAGAACGGTGTGACCACGGCAGTTTATCCGTGGCGTTTTGCTTTGGCCCCTGTGAACATCAGCAAGACCGATGAGCTCAAGGCGCAAAAGAGCAAAGATGCCGCCAAGACGTTTGCTGAGAGCAAGATCATTCAAGCACGTCAAGGTCTGCGCACATCCATTAACACGGCAATGTTGTCGGCTGCTACTGGCAAGGCAATGTTGGGCTTCCAAGACACGATCAAAACAGATCCCACAACCGGCACGCTCGGTGGTGTCGATCAGTCTTTGGCGGCTAACTCTTGGTTCCGCAATCAAACCAATACTGCATCTATTGGTTTTCAAACACAAACTGTTACCAACGTCTTTGACGGTTGGGTGAATGTCGGTGCGTCTTATGAGGCCGCTTCCGACATCAACGACGAAGTGACACACATTGGTATGGGTAGCACGCTGTATAACAAAGCAATTTCCACTTTGGAATCTGCTGGATATACACGCTTTACCAACCAATCCAAGCCCGGCTTGAACGGTGGCGGACAAAAGACCGACTCTGGGCCAATGTTCCGCAACGCACGTCTTTACAAAGACCGTGCCTTTGCTGCTTCGAGCATTTACGGCTACAACATCAAAACGATGAAGCTCAAAATTATGAAGGGTGCCAATTTCGCCAAGACACCTTTTGTGATGACTGATGCCACAGGCGTTTTGGGCAAAGTCTGCTTCTACTTGGTAGGCATCCAGTTGGTGGCCTGCAATCCACGACGCAACTTTGTTCTTTCCGCAGTCTCTTAAACACTGAGTGTGTGGGTGTCAGGGGCAAACGATGCCCACACGCTTTCATTCCTGGGGAGCAAGCCAATGCACCCCTTAAGGTTGCCCATAACCGTAAGGAGATTTACAAATGTCACAAACATTTTTTGCGGGTGCTGGTAGCAATAGCTACGTGTATGGCCCCGGACAGATTGGCCCTAAACAGGGCATTTACGAAGTAAGCACGACACAGAACGCTTCATTAGGTAGCAAGTTGCTGTTTGATGATGGCCGTGAATTTGCATATAGCAAAGCCAATGGCACTGCTGCGGCAGGCACTTTGGTTGCTCCAGATCAAAGCGCACAATCTGTTGTAGAGATTGATGGCAAATGCACCGCTGCGGCTATTGGTGCCACGTCTGTCATTATCACAGATGCTGGCACGCTTGGCTCTGCCACAGCAGATCAATATGCTGGTGCAATGTTGCAGATTACTGATGATGCTGGCGAAGGCCACCAATACAAAATCAAATCCAATACAGCAGCGGCCACCAATGCTGTGACGTTTACACTGTATGACGGTTTGGTTGTTGCTTTGACTACTGCCTCTGATGTTGCCATTGTTGGCGCGTTGTCCAATGAAGTGGTTATTGCCAGTGCAGGCACAGACTATGCACCAGTCGGTGTGACACCTGTTGCTGTTGTTGATGGTGAATACTTCTGGCGACAAACCAAAGGCACTGCGCTGATCTTGCAAGATGGCACTGTGGCAGCAGGCGATATTTTGACACTTTCTGACGGTGTCAATGGTGCTGTGCAAGCAGGTGCCGGTGGTGGTACGGCCGTTGCCGACTTGATCGCTGAAGCCATTGTGGGTTATGCGTTGTATGCAGGTGATGACACAGGCCACGTTGGTGTCAAGTTGCAAATCGGTAATTAATAGATGATTGCGCTGATATATGGGCGCAGATGTGGAACTTCCACGCTAACGGCAGCCCTTTCCAGTGAGGGTGTGCCGTTGCGTGGGCCCTTAGACACCGCACCAATGGCAACAAATCCCGAAGGGCATTATGAGAACATAGAGGCGCGTGTGCTCAACTTTCAGATTCTGCGCAAGTATGGTGTGGCATCAAATATGGGTGGCGAGATACCACCACAACCAATGCGAGCATTAAGCGAGTGGATAGATGAGCACCCAAAGCCTTTTGTGATCAAAAACCCAAATTGTGCGTGGACATTTCCAGTATGGCAAACTTCCACAAACAGGCCTTTTATCGGTGTTTGGTGTAGGCGTGATGTAGAACAACAAGCACAGAGTTTGACAAAGTATGGTATGACGCTTGAAGATGCGAGGGTGGCCGTTCAACGGTATGAAGAGGCAGCACAACGGATGAGTGATATGATACCGCACATTGTGGTAGATGTAAGCGATGTTGATCGAGTGGAGAAGGTAAAGCGGTTTTTGCAGGAGCACCAAATAGGGGTATAACGATGAGCGATATAAAACCAGGCACACCAGAGTTTGAAGCACTCTCGCCACAAAAGCGCGGTGCCATTACTCGCAAACTAAAACAGGAGCAACAAATGGCTGATGTGCAATGTGAACAGGGAGAAGCAACGCAAGAGACTGTCACGATGACGATGGAGCAGGTACAACAGATGATGCGCAATGTGGCCAAGCAGGTACGTGCCGAAGTAAGTGCAGAGTTAAAGGGTAGCGCACCAGTTGAACCTAAGCGCAAACTGTCGAACACGGATTTCATAAAGACGGGTGTTGGTGAGGTTGGCCAATCTCAAGAGTCTGTTGCACAAATCGCCAATAGTGTCGGGCCTGTCTCGCGTGGTGCTAATTTTATCCCTGCGGTGCCTGAACACGTACAAGCACGCGACTTAGACGAGCAACGTGGCGTGATCAACAAATTACAGGGCTTTGGTTATCGCGTAACACTTGATCGTGTTGACTTTGGCGTGGTGTTTGAGCCTACCGATGACGAAGGCGTTGTGGTAAAAGGCGTGAAAGAACCCGAAGAGGCCAAGCCGTATATCGATGCCCTTTTAAATGCAGATGCACGCAATAGCCGTATTTGGTTACAGGCGTGGTTCAACAATCGCACGCTGACAGGTGAGCGACAAATTGACGAGGCAGCAGCGCGTGAAGGTTCTGCTGTCAATGTTATGTCTCAACTCGAAGTAGGCAACTTCTCAGGTATTGACAATGTTGCAGAATTAAGCGCGGTATAGGTGACACGATGACACCAGGACAAATCATAGAGACTGCACTTATCCGTGCAGGTATTCCAAGCCCCACAGCAACGCAAGAGGCACGCGCACGCTTTTATCTCAACACGATAAAGACGGATGTGGAGAACGTGACTGATTGGCGATTTTTGTACAAGATTGGCACACTCACGACTGTTGCTGCACAACGTGCTTATGAGCTTGCTTCTGGTGCTACATATCCACTCAACGTGTGGGATGTCACCAATGACAACCCTATGTCTATTCGGCACCCTGAAGATATTGACGAGTTGGACCCTGATCAAGACTATGACGGCAATGCTCGCATTATGGTGGTGACAGGTACGGATGCAACAACGGGTGTTTGGGAAGTCGATCTGTTTCCTACGCCTGCTGATAGTGGTGACACTATAAAATATCGGTATTACGCCACACGCGCAGACTTTACCACCAATGACGACGATACCGACTTGGCCGCTACATATCCCAAGTTCATTGAGAACGCTTTACTGTGGGGAACGTGTGCGCTTTACAAAGAAGAAAAAGAGCAGACAACCGCAAGTTTTGAGTGGGATAAATACGGTGTTGCTTTAAAGGCCGCATTGAAAGTGAATGGCAAGAATGATGTGCCGCCAAGAATCGTGATGGGGCGCAGTGAATACGCAGGCAATTTCACGTTTACAATGGATGTTCCTTACACCTAAGAGATAGATATGCCGATTAGTCCAAAATTTGAGCAGATGCCCAAGCCTAACAACAAGTTTTTGCGCTTGCTTGCTGACTTAGTGCTACCGAGTGACCCTGCTGATGCGGCAGGAGACTTGGTAGGCCCAATGATGGCGGCAGAGCGCGTTGGTGGTAAGGTGGCAAAGGGCTTGGTTGGAGAAGCGGCAGAGAATTTTAAGCGGTGGTTTGGTGATAGCAAGGTGGTTGATGAGGCAGGCGACCCGTTGAGAGTATTTCACGGCACTGACGCGGTAATTGACGCATTTGACCCAAAAATGCGAGGTACGGCAACTAATGCCGAATCTGGGAGGCAGGGCTTTTGGTTTACCGATAGACCTGACGTGGCGAGCAATTACGCAGATTATGCGGCGTATGATGCAAAGTTGCGAAAGGCAATAGAAAAAGCCGACGAATACGAAAAAAAAGGTATGTGGGATAAATATGATGAGGCAGTGGTTGAGTATGAAAAACTCGACTCGCAGTTGAATAATGCACCCAATGGACAGAATGTGATACCAGCAAACCTGTCTTTAAAAAACCCTGCCACGATGGACGCTGGGGGTGAATACTTTACAACTCTGTCCGACGATATTAATGCACTAATTAAGAGTGCAAAGCAAAGTGGTAAAGATGGCGTTATTATAAAAAATTTAGATGACGCTCCTGGTCTTAGTAATGCCGTTGCAGATCATTATTTAGCCTTTGAACCCACACAAATCAAATCAGCAACAGGCAACCGTGGCACTTATGACCCCAACGACCCAAGCATAATGAAGTCACTACTCCCATATCTGATGTATGGCCTTAAGCCTAACGAGAACGAATAATGCCAGAAGCAACTGACAAAATATCACTTGGGCCGTGGTTCAAAGGTGTTGACTACTCACGGCCTGCGAGTGAACTGGACGCAAACACGCTGTTTGCCTGTGAGAATGTCCGTGTGGGCAATGCTGGGCAAGGTGACAAGCGTCAAGGTTCTGCGCCTGTTCACACGTCAGCAATCAACTCTGGTGCCACAGTAACCGCGATAGGGCAACAAAAGTTCAGTGCGTCAAGTTCTGCAACCTTCGGCTTTGTTGGTGACAAATTCTATGAGGACATT